TTCCCAATTAGTTTTAAAGCACTTGCAGTAGTCATGGTAGAAAGCTTTTCAGCCATTTCGTCATCACTTGCTAGTTCATATAGGATTCTTGGTCCTACATCACTTTCAAGGATCGCATCACGTACTGTATCGTTTACTGATACGGTGCTAGATGCCACCATTTCCTGGTAATCAGGTAATTCAGCAATTGTTGCTTCAAGCTTTTGTTGCCAGGTCTTAATGACCGTTTCACGTTTCGCTTCGGCTTCCTTTTGCTTTACTTCCTGTTCACGCTTCAATAACGCTTGTTCCGCTGACCATTGCGATAATGCTTCTGCATATTCAAAAGCATCTTTGTAATTGTCAGGGCTTGGCTTTTGATTGCTTTCAGGTTCCTGGATAGATGCCTGTTTGCCTTCTAATGCCGCCAAACGTCTTTCTGCTTCTTCTGCCCTGGCTTCTGCTTCTTTACGTTGCTTGGTCAGTTCAGAAAATCGCTTTTCTAACTTTGGGTTTTGCTTCTTTTCTTCTGTTTCGGTCGCTTCATCATCCGCTAATTTTGGTTCACTCTGTCCTTTTTCGGCCGCTGGCTCTGAACTGGATTTTTCATCAACAGTATCAGCCGCAGTTGGGCTTGATTCGGAAGCTAAACCTAATTTATCAGCATTAAAATCCGCTAAATTTTCACTTGTTACTAATGAACTAGCCTGTCTAGGTTGTTCAACAACTTCTGCTACTTGTGCTTCTGACATGGATAACTCCAAGAATTAACCCTATGAAAACACCATAGGTAGTGTTGTGAAGCAATCTTAATACTATATTTAGTGTTTTGCAACTACATCATTTGTTGTGGTGGTTGCCCTTGTTGCGGTTGTTGTTGTGGCGGCGGTGGAATCATTGCGGCCATATTATCTTCAATACTTCTTGCCGCTTCTTGGGTGTAACTCAATTGTTCACGATTTCTAGCTTCAATTTCACGTTCTAATCTTCCGGTGTCCATATGACTTAATATTAATTTCATTAATGAATCAATTTCAGTCTTGTTTTGGCTAGTTACAGAACGGGTATTTTGGTCATGTAGTTTGACTTCAGCGGCCAATACTGCACGGCGATCTTCGCCAACTTGACGTACTTGTTCAACGTCTTGACGGTTTTTAATCATCATCTGCAATGCTTGGATTTGTTGTGCCATTGCTTGCATTTGTTGTTGGCTATTGGCCAATTGCATTTGAACTTGCGGTGGAATTGGTGATTTATCATCAATTTGGGCTAATGGATTAACTGCGGCCAAGCGGTCTGCAATAACTTCTGCACCAGGAAAATCCATATTTCTGAAAATTAAGTCACCAGCTTGAGCCATAAGGTTACGATCAGCGGCTAACAATGTCATCATGGAATCAACGGCTTCTTGGCGCTTGGTGTTGTAACCAGGGCCAGTTTCCATAACCACGTCATATTCACCAATCGTTACATCATTCAATATCATTTCAATGCCGTTTTCGTCTTGCTGGCCAGTTTTCTGATTGATTGTGGTCAATTCAGGCTTGCCATCATCGCCAATAATCCGCATTACCCGTTCGCCGCTATAAATCTTAGGGATCAAATCAAGAATGATTCTTCCAGTATGGGCAATTGAACGGGTCAAATTGTCGTAATAATGGAAATTGGTCATGTCAATTTGTTGTTGCTGACCTTGCAATGCTTTACCGCTAATGTTGCCACTTGGCAATTGATTAGGGTCAGCAATACCAACTACGGCTTGCAAATCCTGGGTGATTGACTGTGCCGCCGCCATGATTGCGGCTGGCGGTTGTTCCGGTGCCTGGCGAATTGGGGGCGGTGCTGGCTGGCCATTAATGTCAGTCATCTTGTAACGCAAATACGCATAAGACGTATTGTTTGCGCCGGCCCATTCTGCTTCGTGCCCTTCGTCTTGGCCTTCTGCCATGATCCATTTAGCCCTTGGTGCCAAGGCAACGGATTCGGTCATGGATGTTTGCCAAAAGTTATACATACGTTGTGGGTCTTTAGCCATACGGACCAGGCCAAACTTCTTACGTTTGTTATCTACTACGCATTGCTGGCCATAAGTTGGCACGATTGGAATATATTTACCGGCCCAAGTGCCTTCTTCAAGCACTTCCATTGCGGTTAACTTACACCATTTAATGGATTTTCTAAATGTTTTGCGGCGGCTTACTTCATAAATACCGGCCATATCCATTACTTCAGCATTAGGCAATTCATCTTCATATGCGCTTGTGCCATCGGATAACAGAACTAAATGGGTGCTTTCAATCTTGGTATAAAAGTATTCGGCAATACGAATATCGTGCTTTGTTACCCATTCGCTATTGCTATCACCGGTTCCACGTGCAGAAAAACTACCGCCATCATCTGCATCAGGGTACATTTTTCTAAAGTTTTCTTTAGCCATCACTACGGTGATTAGGCATTTTTCGGCATCAGAACCATCCGGTGCTACTGAATTTGGGTCAAAGTAAACGGTGAATGGATTATCAATGGGCTTAATATAGATTTCCTGATCAAAGGAATCAGGGCGTACATAATCAGTAGTAACACGCCAATAACCCCAACCCATACGTACTGCGAAATCAAAAGCCGTGTCATACGCATGATCAGCATTGGAATTGACTTCAACGTGACGGCATATTCCAGTAATAATTTCAGCCATTTTGGCATCTGTTTCATTGTTCATTCCCTGGCATTTAATACGTGGTCGTTGCTGGCGTTGCTGATTACAGATTTGACGTACATACGCATCAACTTTATTGATGGTCAAGCATGGCCTGGCTTCTAAAGTACGGCTATTTTGAATTTCTACTGGCCATTGATCACCAGCGGCAAACTTTACGTCATCTAGGGCTTCTGCACGGTTGGTGGTGTCTGCTTCGGCCGCCTGACGTAGAAATTCAATTGCTTCTGAAATACGGGAATCACCGTCTGTGTCACCGTAATATTTTTTTTCTTCGTAGTAATCAGCCATATTTCTTCCTCTAGCCCATCCAGCCTACCGGTGCCCTGTAAGACTTTTGAACTTGGGCTTTTTTCGGCTCATTAATCATTAAACCAATATATCGGAACGCATCGGCCCCGTGTGAATATTCATCGTGTAGTGGCTTGGCACTAAACATTTTCGTGTCAGGGTCAACGTCATACCGGTAATGTCTTAGGCATTGTAAGCCTTCTTCAGTATTTTGCCTATCAAAATAGCATTTATTGAAGATGGTTCTAGCGGCATTGATACTGTCATTTACTGGCACCCGGTCAAGCACTTGCACCTTATATCCACTAGACCTGACAATTTCTTCAATAGATTTACCTGAACCTAATGATTTAGCTTTGGCATCATGCGGTAGCCATATTGTGTCGTACACGTAACCAAAAGATTGAAGCTTGGCCATGTAATAACTCATGGTTTGCTGGCTATCTTCAAAATAACGCAATAACCTGGTTTCTTGACCAATAAATTGCAGTAGCCAACAAGCCGTTTGATCGGCCCAGCCCAAATCGAACACGGCATGAACGGGTTTGGTTGCATCATATGGCACGTTGCATATACGGCCTTCTAATTCAGCCATAGTGACTTCTTTAGCAAATATGGCACCATCTACTGTCTGACGTGGAATTCCTTCCCATACGTTGTTATAGGCTTCTATATCCCTACCCTGAAGGGCACGGCGTTCCAAATCTAATACTTCAGGGAACCAAGGGTTATCTGACCAGTTGATTTTTTGAACTACTGCGTTTTCCGGTGGGTTCATTACAAACCGCTTCCAGGTTTCATCGGTCGGCAGTTCCGGGTTAAAGCTAATCCATATTTCAGAATCAGCCTTACGAATGGTTGGCACCAGGACGTTCCAGCTATTAGGGCTTACAGATTGGGCTTCTTCCACCCAGCATATATCAATACCTTCAATGGATTTGACATTATTGGTATTATTTTTAACGCCAACAAATATGAATTCAGTACCGTTTATGCCCCTAATAGTGCGGTCTGTAATTTCGTAATGGGCTTCTATTTCCAGGTTATAAATTTGGTCGCATAGCAATTTATGCACCGAATCTTTAATACTGGTTTGATATTCACGGGCGCATAGTACCCGTATTGGTTGTTCGCACCCTTTTAATAGCAATGCCCTGGCTATATTCCATGATTTACTGCCACCACGCCCACCATACAAAACACGATAACGTGCCTTGGCCGGTTCAAATAAACATTTAAGCTTTGCCGGAAACCGTGCTTTAGCTTTAGCTTCCTGAAGTGTTGCCATTGCCTGATTCTATAAATTCCAAAGTAAAACCAGTTTTTAATGCAGAACCATTTGGGCCGCTAATTTCTTGTTTAACCCGTTCAGAATACTTACCAGGAAAACGTGCCGCCATAGAACGTGACCAAAGACTAGGGTTCAATCGTTCCCCATCCTTATGTTCAAGCATATAAGATTGGGCTTGATCTTCCCACCATGCCTGGCTTAAAGCTTGTGCATCTTCCAAGGCATGACAAAATTCTTCATGCGTATCACGCCAACGGCATAAAGTTCTATAAGAAACATTGAGTTGCGCTGACATTTGTTCAAAAGATTTACCCAGCATACCCAATTCAATGACCTTATCGCAATAGGATGGGTCATATTCAGTTGGACGGCCTACTGGGTTCTTTTGTTCTTCACTCATTTAATGTTGAATCGCTATTAGCTTCTTCCGCATCTACATCAGCCTGGGTTGTTGGGCTTTCTTCTACTGCATATACGCCATTGGTTAGTTCGGTTGGAACTCCAGGCTGGCTTACCAAAGCGTTAATATCCGCTTCCAGTTCACTTGTTGTTTGTGGAATAGGGTATGGCAGATATACGTTTGGCGCAGTCATTATGCAGTTTCCGGTGGACAAGTTTCCCGTGGAGTTTCTTCTTCAACGGCCTTTTTTACAATTGTAATGTCATCCGGGTTTACTTGGGGTTGCTGGGCCAAGAACTGTTCATTAGCAGTTTGCAATAGTCTGTTATGCAATACTTCTACCACTTCCATAGGAAGCTTCTTTAGTCCAGTCAATACTACCTGGGCTTCTTGAATAGTTAAATCGCCAAAATTGATAATCATTTCTTACTTTTCGTTGTTGATGGTTTCTTAGCCGCTTCACGCTTTTCGCTATAAGCAATTGCTACTGCTTGTTTAACTGGTTTACCAGCCTTTACTTCAGCTTTGATGTTTTCTTTAAATGCTTTAGCACTTGTGCTTTTCTTTAATGGCATTTTCTTTTCCTTTGGCAGTTCGCCTTTAGTTACTACGGTTGCTTGTTTATTTAGTTTTGGGCGTTTTTTTGATTTTTCAATAGGTTTTCCCCATGAATTAGGAAAATCTTCAGCAAAAGCTTTACGCAACGCTATTTGTTCCTGACGCATTTTGTAGTTGTAATAAGCCCACGCAATAATAATTACTGAAAATGCGGCTAAAACAATTGCCATTAATGTTTGATCTGTCATATAGGTTCCGTTACAAAGCATACGTCTTGCCATGACATTATCAGATAACGTTCACCATTAGTAAAGTATTCTTGATATTTAAGATATTCTTCGCCGCCCATAGTGCCAAATCTGACATATTGGCCCACCTCTATCGGCATTGCTTCCCGGCGGCCATTGACCTTCTTACCAGGTCCTACGGCTATTACCGTGCCCATGTTGTCCACTTCTTTGTTTTCAACAATAATGACGGAACTTAAAATGCGTTTATCCGGGCGAACAACTATTTTGTCACCCAGGGGTTTTAATATAAAATCTGTATCAGCCATTGCAACTACTCCGATTGGTTGTATTTGGTTAGAAAGGCCCTAGTTTACCTTCACGTGCTAGGGCTTTTCGCTTTATTCTTCTGATTGGTAATTATTGCCAAACTTAAATGGAACACCTTTATCAGCCGCATCGCTTTTTAGCATATCTGCTTTAGCTAATACTGCATCTGCGCCTGGTGTTGCCGTTTTAACGGCTGGCTTAACTTTTGTCCTACCCAAATAATCGTCCATCTTCATTAAATCTATTACATCCATTTTATTGGTGGATTTAGGGTTTAAATCAGCGGTGAATTGGGCGGCCATGATTAATCGTCTTTATCTTCAGATTTATAAGCATCACGTGTGTGTGTATAGCAAATACCAGCAGTACGGCCAGTATTAAATAGCTTATCGCTACCAACGCCATCTTCCATGCCCATAGCTACGCCGCCAACGATTTTACCGTGACGTTCACCAGTAGTATCTGAAGAATCAACGCCTTTTGGGGAAGTTGCGCCAGTTGCAGAAGGTGTGCCCTTCATTGAATCCATTTTGCCCATGATTAGTTCTCCTATGTGATGGGGTAATACAAACTACATTTTCGTCTATTTTACTACCTTGTCAATTATTTTTTGGTTTTATCTTGATCTTCCGGCATGAGGGCTGGGGCCGCTAAACCTATACCGCTAAACAATGGCTGGACTTTAGATTTAATGTCTTT